GGCATCTTTTGTGCCACTTTCTAATCTAGCACCTACATTTACAGCATCACCTATCGCTGTATAGTCAAACCTTTGTTCGCTACCCATATTCCCAATGACTGCGTAGCCTGTATTTATTCCAATACCTATAGCAACACCCGGTATACCCCGATCCACTAACTCATCGTTTAAACTTTCCATATCACGCTGCATATCCACAGCACAATCTATAGCTTTATTTTCATGTGCTGGTAGGTCTAAAGGTGCATTAAATATTGCCATCATTGCATCACCTATATATTTATCTACCATACCACCATGTTTTTGCACTGCACTTTGCTGTACAGTTAATGCTTTATTCATAATATAAGTTACTTGTTCAGGCTCTAGATTCTCTGACATGGAAGTAAATCCTCTTACATCAGTAAATAAAAAAGTAGCATATCGTTTTTCTCCACCTAACTTTAATAAATCTGGATTCTTTTGTAATTTTTTTACTTGTCTTGGGTCTAAGTAATGTTCAAATTGTTTTTTAATTTGTTGTCTAAGTTTATATTGCTCTCTAAATCTTACATAAAAGGCAACACTTGCAGTAATAAACTGTGATATTAATGCCCAAGTAACATCTATTAGTACACCTTTTTGTATCGTAGTTACGCCATAATAAGCAGTAGAAGCAAACACAACAGCAAAGAATACTAACCCGTAGGTTATACCAAATACGTTTAATACAAGCCAAACAAATACTACTGTAAATAAAAAAATTAATATCTCTAATGCTAAAGCATAGTCAGGTATGTAAGGACTATCTTGTATCAATATAGATTCTGCTAAAGCTGTTTGTATTTTATGTGGCTCTAACAAACCTGCGGGTGTAGCTAATTGTGGCATGATACCTTTTGCTGTAAATCCTATAAAAACAAATTTATTTTCTACATCCATTTCTGCAAGATTTGTTTGTGGAGTATCAACCCAACTAATCCATTTCCTTCCTAAAGAATCTACTGGTACTGCTGGCAATCCTTTTACCCTAACTTCTTCTAATCCATTATCATTTGTTTTAATTACATATGTATCAGCACCAGCTAATACTTTTAAAACTTCTGTGCCATATGTCGGTGTCCAACCATCAGGAGTACGCATAAGTAAAGGCAGCCTACGAATTAAATTATCTGCATCAGTCCGGGCTACAGCCAACCCCTGCTGTGCAGACTGTTTAAACAACTTTATATTTTGAATGACACCTGAAGCCATCATTCCTCCATTATCATCTCCTAATATAACTGTGCCAGTGGTAGGAGGATAATCACCTTTGCCTTCAAACATAGCCAATACACTAGGCGCAAAAGATAGTGCTTCTGCAAACTCAAAATCACCACCAAACCTATCAGGTTGTGGAAAAGCTATCACCCAACCTATACCCATAGCACCTTTACGTAATAAATTTATTTGTATCTGTGCTAATGTTTGTCTTGATAAAGGATAGCCACCTTCATTAGCTATATCTTCTTCAGTTATATTAAGTATTACAAAATTACCAGAAGGATTTTTTTCTGGCACTAATGAATCAAATGTTTTAAGTTTTAATATCTCATAAGGTGTAGGCTGATAAACATATGTTGTGCCTAATGCTAAGAACAAACATATAAATAAAATACTTTTTTTCATCCAGAACCTTGTTTAATTTTTATTGTAGTGGATGAGCCACCATTAACTTTTACTGTATTAGATACACCATCTTGTATAAATATTATTGTATAACTATTAGAACCATCTAAATCTAACCTTGCACTTTGGTTTACTGCTCTTATCATACTTATATTTTGTCCTGATACTATAGTGGTTATCTGAGTTTTTTTATCTTGTCCTATTGTTGTACCGGCAATATTTATACCAGCACCACCTTGTTTTAATTCATCTTCTTCTTTTTTTATCTCTAAAGAATCTATTACATCTAGTAAATCCTCTAAAAAATTTACGTCTAAATAATTAATATCTAACTCTGTAAACTCTAAATTTTCTTCTGCATCAAGAAAATCTTCATTAAGATAGTCGATATCTAAATCATCAAACTCTAAATAATCTACATTAGTTCTGCTCTGTGCTTGTTCTAATGACTCCTCTGTTTGTTCAGGAGGTGATACTATCAACATGTTATCTATCAACTCTAATGTAATATCCAACTGCACAGGTGTACTAGGATTACTTTCAAACACCGACACAGTAGTAGCTTGATAAGGTTTGTTTAAAGTAACACTACCCATACCTGTAGATACAACTATCTCTCCACTAGATATACCACTCTCATCAGGTAATAGTATTACAAGACTTCTACCTAACTCATCTACAGTACACGTAAAATCAGTACCACGTATGGCTATATCAGCAGTAGGTGTTTGTATTAGTATGTTACTTTTATTATTAAATTTGCCTGTGATAAACCTTGCTGTACCACTAGCAAACTTTAATGCCATCTTAGACTTAGATGGGTCAGGGTCATAGATATACTCATCTATAACTAACTTAGAATGCTCTGTAAGTTTTACTGTTGAACTATCTTCAAATGTTATAGCAACTCTGCCCGCCTCTGTGCGGACATCATCCATTTGTTGTATGTCAAACTCTAGTTCAGCACCATAAGCTTTGTCTCTTAGAACTTGTGCATTGCCTCTAAGTTCAGATATAGACCCTATCTCAACAGACGAATGAAGTAGTTGAGTCTGACTGAGTAACACATACTGTGCCATTAGAGCCAACAGACGTAATCTTAAGCCAGTCATTATCTTGAGTAGATTCTTGGTCTATATTAAAAGTCCTTGTACTTCCTGTATGGTCAAGATAAAAATAACCACCGGCATATCCATCACCATCATAAGTTACAGTATTATCATTACCATCAATATCCATAAAATTAGTTGCACCATCTACATCTATAGCTGCTGTAATACTATTACCTCCACCTTGCACAGTCCAATCTAAATCTAAATTAGCTGCTAGTGCAGTCATGGCATGGTTAAGTGTCATGGTGTTTGTATTACCTGTAACTTGTACGTTTACATTAGAACCATCTGCGCCCGTAGCATTAGTTTCATCTGTAGACATATTAAAAGTATTGCTGTCACCTATAAATGAAAAGTAACCTGTATAGGTATCTGCCCATATGTCTCCAAGAAACTTATTAGTAGAACCTTTTTGTAGAATATCTAAAGTCATTGTTGTGCCATCTAAATCTAAAGGTGTCATATTAGAAGCACCAGCTGTTGCATCAGCACCACCTATAATGTTACCGCTACCACCAACTTGTTCTATATCAAGATTAGATGTTGCACCTGATTGGTCTATATAAACTTCGTTATCTGCACTAATTAAATGTAAAGATAAAATTAATAAACCAATTCCTACTATTATCGCTTTTAAAAGTTCAAGAACTTGTTTTCCAGTATCCTTGTTCATAACCCTCCTTAATAGTTTGCAATACAGCTGTTTCAATAGCCATTTGCAAAGCAATGTTTATAGACTCATTCTCTACTATACCGCTTTCTATTTCAACTAATTCAGTATTATTTGTATAAAATTTAAACACATCAGATGATATAGATGCACTAAGTATTGTCTTAGTAACTAACACTTCTATTAATATTTTACCTGTTAAAACAGATACAGTACGTAAAGATATAGTTACAGAGTCCTGTCTATATTCTTTTGATGCACCAATACCTAGGTATCTTGCACCTGCACCACCTGATTTAACATTAGTTTCATAACTAATTACACCACCTTCCATTAATAAACCGGCAAACAATAAAGGTTTTAAGTCTTGTTTCTCATCAAACTTTTCTCTAGCAGAACGTATAATCTGTCTTTCTTTTGTAAGATTATCTAAACCCGTGCGCTCTACTACATCAAAAACTTCTGAGTGTTTTAATGCTCTAATCAAATATGCATCAGGTGCTTGTGTTACTGCTGTACTAAAACTAGCATACTGACTATTACTTCTACGTTGTCCTGTGTTATCTTCAAAAGACTTTGTGTAAACAGCCACTACAGGTTTCTTTATGGGTTTATCTACATTAGATAACTCAGTTAGTAAAATACCTATCTCAGCTGGCTCTATATCTCTTATAGGAGGTATAGCATTTTCTAACGGAGGTATAATTAATGCACAGTTAGAAAGTAAAAGAACCGAGAGGTACAGTAATTTCTGTTGTATTGCCTTCTTCATCTGTAATTAATAATGTTACTTTGTCATCCTCAACCCTATACTCAATAGTGTTACCCTCTAACTCTAAAACTCCAAAGTCTGATGTCGACTCTCCAAACAAATTATCTACCAACTGTCGTGATAACTGTGCATATATACGTGATTCTAAATTACGTATAAATCTAGCTAATGTAGTATTATCAGCTTCACGTTCTAGTTCTTCTGCATAAGCTTTTATCTCCTCACGTACAGCTTCTTTCCTAGAAAACTCTTGATTTTCTATAGTTAAATAATGACTAGATGTACCAATACCTGAAAAACTAGGATTCTTAAATTTGTGCGTCATTTCATCAGCACTCAAATAACCAACAAATAATGTAATACTAAGAATGCTTAGTATGATAAAAAAATTATCCCACTTATCCATTACATAAAATAAATTGAGTAAATCATTCCTGCTAATGTCAAAAATATTACAGACAAAGAACCTCTAATAATTATTTTATCTAAATGTATAAAATCTTTTTCAAACTCTGCATTTGTATATTCATAAATATATTTATCTCGTGGCATGGGTTCAAATATTACATTGTCTATTGATACAAGTTGCTCTTTTTCTATTTGTTTAATTTTTGCTTTATCCATTACGCCTATCCTGTTGTTGTTTAATCAACTCTTCTAACTCCTTTTTCGTTTTTATTTTTTGGTTCTGCTGTTTCATGTCTCCCCTCTTTTTCTCTAACTTCTAAAACAGTATTAACCTTTTGTTGTAGACGTATCATGTCTTGGTCTAGCAATCTAAGTTGGTCTGTTAGTCTTATAATAGTTGTTTTCATTTGGTTAACAGCTGGGTCTATCTTATGAGTTATAGTTTGCCATACAAAATAAACAAAGTATCCTAGTCCACCTACCATAACCACAGGAAAACCAAAGTCCTGTACTAACTTGGCAATATCCATATTCATTAGTCACGCCTTGCATCTATACTGCCATCCTCTACAAAGTTCTCTGCTCTAGCTATGCGCTCTAGGTCAGGCGATATATTTAACGCACTCGATACACTAGTATCTATACGTATTATGTCGTTGTTCATAGTAGATGCTCTAGTTATAAGCATCTTAGATATACCCTCTATAGTTTTAATTTCATCTACTAAACCATCCATCATTTGTTTCATCACTAAGAATATAAAGAAAGCCATTATCAACCCACTAGCTATAGGTAATCCTAGTTCTGATACTAAGTTTAGTGCTTCAGTCACGATACTACTCTATCTCTTAACCGCTTGGCTCTGTTACCTACCTGTGTCGCCCATTTACTATCCATCATTTCGACAGCAGCTGTTTGGAAATCTCCTTCCTCCATAGCCTTCAAAAATTTTTTGAACTTACCCAATCTAGGTAGTCCTAAATTAAATGCCATATTAGCCATCACTCTTTGTTTATCATCATCTAAATCTTTCCACCAAGGCATATTCTTATCTAGTTCCATACACACTATATCTATGTCATAGTTTAAACATTCTAATATTCTTTCTTCTGATACTGGTGTGCCTACTGGCTGTCCATATTCTTTATCTTTTGGTATTACTAAATGTCCAACACCAAAAGTAGGATATCCTAAATGGTCGTGATATATCTCATATACAAATCCCTCATCCTGTATTATTTCTTTTACTAATTTATCTCTATCCATCTTGGAATCTACTCCTTCTTTGTAAAACACTTCTAGGTAATGCTGTATCTCTTTTATAGTTTTGTAATTCTTGCTTCTTTTCTTTTATTAGTTGCATATAAGCTTGCCTTTGTCTTTCTTTTTGCTCCTCTGTCTCGCCTTTAGAACGTGCATCTCTTCTACGAAATCTATATCTTTGTTTTATATCTTCTAACTCTCTTTCCATAGCTTTTATATTTCTTGTTCTTGTATCTTTTGTATCTATACCATATACGTTTACACCAACAAATCTTAATATTGCTTGAGGTATAGTATCTCCGGGTGAACCATTAGGTCTAGGTGTATCTTGTAATGCTTTAGCAGTTTTACTTATAGCACCATTAGGTGTTAACCATGATGGCATACCTAAACTGTACATATACCAAAACATATTTTGTATTCTATCTTCTACAGGGTCACGTTTATCCCATATAGTACGTTGTGTAAACGGGTCTTTATTTGTTTTGATTGCTAAGAAAATATCTGAAAAAGGTCCTGATAAAAATCCTGTTGTTCTTTGTGCTTCAAAAAAATCACCATTAGCAACATCTCTTGCTGCATCTGTATACATAGTCCAAGGAAAGAAATAACCTATATCTAAAAACTGATATCTATTATCTGTATCTTTAAAAGGTAATACATACACACCTGTCCTTCTAGCAAGCCAAGGTTCTAAAGACTTTTGTAATCTTTCTTCTTCATCATCTTCAAATCCAAATGCATATGCAGTAAGTTGTGTAAGCCCAGCTGATAATGCTACATATGGTGCATATCTAAACGGATGATTGATAGCTGTTTCTACTAAAGCTGGAAATGCTTTGTAATAAAACGTAAAGAAAGGCATACCTATAGGTGCTTTCCTAAATAACTTACCAGCCATAGGTACATCTGAATAATCAAACAATGCTTTCTGTGCAAGTTGATAAGCATCAAACTCAGATAGTCCTTGTCTCTCCATAGCATCTATCATTACTGCCGTCTTGCCTACTGATTCTGTAAATTGATATACATCACCAGCAGTCTTACCTATTTTTGCAGCTAAAAATTTTGGCATTCTAAAAAACTTAGCAACCGGTCCTAGTTGGTCTACTTCTTGTAGTAAATCTAAATATTCCTCACTTATTTGTAGCATTTCTTGGCTAGTAAATTGTGTATTTTTAATGCCATAATCCTGTGCTATCTGCCAATGTTTACCTCCACTACTTATTTCTTTTATAGCCTGTCTCATTCTAGGTATAACTTTATGTATAGGCACACCACCTACTAGATTCATAAGTATCATGTTAGAACCTACGTTACGCACTACAGTTGGTGGATTCAAAGGCACTTTCATTAACTTCCATATACTTGTGCCTTTTTCTAAAGCAGCTATAGTTTTACTAAATGCATTATCAGTATTACCCATAGTAAAAGTACCTATAACATCATCATAAATTTCTTTTCTAACAGCTACACCTCTCATCATTCCATACTGTTTAGTAGTGGGTAATCGTTTGAAGTTTTCATCTAAAGGTTTATCTGCACCATATCCAAGTCTTTCTGCTACTGGCATACCTAAATCTTCATACTGTTTTGCAAGACTTCTCATAGATTGTGCTTGTTCAGGCTGTCCTACCTCAAAATATGTAGCCTGTTCTCTTAATCTTTTAGCCTCTTCTAATAACCACAAGGCACTAACTTTTTGTTCTACTCCACCTTGCTCAATAGTCACTAACATATCATCATTACGTATTGCCCATTGTTGATTCCTAGATACTTGATTAAAAAAGTCTAATATAGCCATATCACGCAATGGTCTTTGCACACCTGCTAATACTCTATACTCTGGTGATAACTCTGTTATATCACCTAATATTAATTTAGTTTCATCTGTTAAATCTTGTCGTGCTTTTGTATATGAAAACTTAGTGCCTGTAGGATTGTTTAAAATATGCTTCATATATAACAAAGGCAAATACGTTCCTCTATTTTCTTCAAACTTAGACCTTGGCAATACACCTCTTTGAACTAACATCTGTCCTATTCTGTCTATAGCTTGTTTACTTTTTACTGCAACCCTTCTTAAACCTTCATCAGTTATAAGCGCAGAGTCTGCATCCATACCACCTTCAATAAAAGCATTAAATTCTTCAACATTTCTATTAAGTTCTTGTTTAGATTTACCTGATTTTCTAGGATTTAGATACTGTCCTAAATCATTATAAAAATCTTTAGCTACATTTTCTGCTTTAGTTATTTCACCAGCAGTTAATCCTTTTATTCTTTGATATTCTTTTCTTTCTGGTAATGCACCTAAACCACTAAAAAATTTACTCTCTGTAAGATTGCCTAAAAAGTTTACAATTCTTTTCCAATAACTAGCTTTCTGTGCATCTGCTGGTGTACTAGAATATTTAGCAGGTTTATTTTCTACTTGCGCATCAGTATCAAAAGTAAACACAGGCACATTAAACCTTGACTGATGTTTTTTTGTAGGCTGACCTTTATTAAGTAGTCTTGCACCATCTTTAAATGCTGTTTGTAATAATAAAGTGCTACCCTTTCTATTATTTATTTCTCCTTTTAATCTAAATATTATTTCATCTACTTGATTTTGTTCTTCTTGTATTAGTTCATCGTAAGGTGTATCAAAGAATCTATTAGAATGAAAGTCTCTGTCTAATGCATTGTCTATTGTCAACTCATTATCTACTTCAGCTAATATATCTTTTACAGACTTACCCTCTACATTAAACTTAACACCTAATTTATTTAAAGATTTTTTAAATTTATTTGGATATACATCACTGTAAATATCCCACCCTGATTTAGCAAAAAACTGTTGTGTTTGTCCGGGAGTTAATTTTCTAAAATTAATATAACCAGCACCTAATGGTTCTTGATTACCTGCATTACGTAATAATCTTTGAGGATTTATAATACTTCTACCAGCTTCTGTTCTAATTTCTTCAGCAGTTACAAGATTTATATCAGGTCTTTGCATAGGAGACCTTATGCCATTTTTAATTTGCCCTATAATAAAATCAGCAAGGTCTTTAGGAAGAATTGTAGTAACACTACCTAGCCTATCTTCTGATGGACTGCCCAAATAATTAACATTCCTTGTATGAAATTGTGTTATATCACCTGTTTCTGATAAAGGTATATTCATATCTTTAGTTATAAATCCATCTGTCATACCAACTAAACGTGCATGATTTACATATGCACCAAACTCGTATGAACTTGTATCTCTTGAAAATACATCAGCAAAATATTGTCCAGCTGCACCTAATCTTGCCGTTTCAGTTGTTTCAAACTGTGTTAAATATCCTTGTTGATATAAAATACTTTCTTCTACTTTTTGTCCAGAAGGAGCATGTGTTATTTCTGTACTTAAATTAGTAGTAATATCTTTTAAATTAACTGAAGGATAAAAACTTAAAAAATTAAAATTATTTTTTAAATTACCCTCATTTCTTTCTGCTTGAATTGCTGTGCTTGCAATAGATATTCCATCATATCCCTCGTTTACAGCAACCATATTCATTTCATCAATAATAAAATCTTGCCATTTATTAAAATTAGGTTTTGGAAAACCAATTAAAGGTACTATTGGCATGTTCTCAGTCATAGGAGAGGCTTTTAATGCTGTTTTAACTTCTTCTGATGTTAATGAATTTATTGACCTATCTGTTTGATTAGTATCCTCAAGATATCTATTCATAGCATTAACAACATGTGCATACATGTCTGACTGTATTTCATCTACAAATAATATTTTTCTTAGATTATTATTGTTATCTAATATAAATACAT